TTAGCACCGCCCCCCCTCCACCCCCCACTATCACCAAAATAATTTTCACCAGAAAACCAGGCTGACCAGCACTTTTACTAATAAATAAAAAATAATTACCAACAGCTCTTGAAACACGCCGACGCTCTAGACCCCTATATAAGTATAAGGCGAAATACTTATTGAGCCTTCTAAGGCAGGCTTAATGCCTGCCTAATGGTTTATATATGCATGAGTGGGGATACTTCTGCCCAGACCCCTCTGTACTACTACAGACACTGGAGTCCAATTGGAAAGAAATCTTTCACCAGAAGAAGCTCGTAAAGAACTGATCGACTTGGTACGCCAAGGGCGCACCATCGCCGATGCCCTAAAGGTTATTGGTCGTAGTCGTTCTTGGTATGACACCCAACGCCGAGAAGCCGAGGGCTTCTCAGCTTATGTGGATAATGCTCGGTTTAGAACTGCAGACCTCGCTGATAACGCTCGGTCTGGTCTATCTGACTTTGCGGAGTTTTCTGAGAATTACTTGGGAACCAAGGTTCCACCCCACATGATGAATGTGGTAGACATGTTGGAAGGCAAAGATCCTTCTTGGTTACATGACAGCATGGTCTACGAGAAAGGGTCGGCGGGTCTCTCCCGCCTCTTGGTAAACGTACCCCCTAACCACGCCAAGACGATGACAATCACGATTAACTACGTGACCTACCGTTTGGTTAAGAATCCTAACATCTCGGTCATGGTTATCTCCAAGACCCAGGAGCAGGCAAAGAAGTTTTTATATGCGATCAAGCAACGCTTGACGCATCCAAGGTACGCTGACCTACAGGCAGCTTTTGGTCCAGTCGATGGATACAAAGCTACCGCAGATCAGTGGTCAGCAACCAAGATCTATCTTGGTGGCGACATCCGCGATAACGATGCTAAAGACCCTTCGGTTGAAGCTATCGGTATGGGCGGGCAGGTTTACGGAAACCGTGCAGACCTAATCGTACTTGACGACGTGGTCACTCTCTCTAACGCGGGAGAGTGGGCTAAGCAACAGGAATGGATTCGACAGGAAGTTGCTTCCCGCCTTCCACCAGGTGGTGGGCAACTTCTTGTTGTCGGTACTCGAGTCTCAGCGGTTGACTTATATAAAGAGCTCCGCAACCCACAGCATTACACCGACGGCATATTGCCTTGGTCATATTTGTCCATGCCTGCAGTCTTAGAATATGCAGACAAGCCTGAAGACTGGAAATGTCTTTGGGAAAAGACCGAACAACCTCTTACGGATACTGACGTACCCGACGAGAATGGAATGTTTGATCGATGGACAGGACCGCGTCTAACGGCGGTCCGTAACGAGGCAGGACCATCTAAGTGGTCGCTGGTATACCAGAACCTCGATATTGCGGAGAATGCAATCTTCGACCCGATGTGCGTCAGAGGCGCAGTAAACGGAATGAGAAAGTCGGGGGCATTGATTGCAGGCGCAGCAGGACATCCCAATAACTGTGAGAACTTCTACAGAGTTATAGGTATTGACCCAGCAATGTCTGGTGATACCGCTGCTATCGCCTATGCGGTTGACCGCAGGTCACATAAACGCTACGTCATGGATGTTCACATCATGACAGCTCCTACACCTGCAGCAATTCGTTCTCTTATTCGGGAGTGGACCGATGCGTATAAACCGCATACGGTCATTGTGGAATCAAATGCTTTTCAGCTTTTTCTTACACAAGACGAAGAGATTCGTAACTTCCTGTCAACACGTGGAGTCGCATACCGACCACACTACACAGGAAACAATAAGCAAGACCCAGAGTTTGGCGTAGCCTCTCTGGCTCCACTGTTCGGAACCGTCACTAAGCGAGACGGCGTCATGAACAACTTCAAGCATGCTGATGACAACTTAATTGAGTTACCAGACAGCTCGAAGAATGAACATGTTAAAAAGTTAATAGAACAACTAGTAACCTGGCAACCAGGAGTACAAGGCAAGAAGCTCAAGATGGACGCCGTGATGGCGTTATGGTTCTGTGAGATCGTAGCCCGAGAAACTTTATTAACCTCGACTAACGTACCAAACTTTATTAACAATCAATTCACACCTCGTGGAGAGATTGAATCAAGGTACATCATCAACTTAGATGACCTCGCTGCACAACAGCGAGCCGTGAGATTGTGACATTATGAAAGAACTTGTAAATGCATTCGAGCAACTAAAAGCTCGAAACTCCGAGCGCGATAAGCGCATGCGCGAGGTTGCTTTGGTTAGAGCGGGTAATGCCGATCAAGTCTTCCGTGGGCTATTCCCAGAAGGCGTGTGGTCACGTCCTATTATTGCTAACCTCATTGATGTCGTTGCACGAGATGTTGCTGAACAAGTCGGTGTTCTTCCTACCATTACTGCTGCTGGTGATTCTTCTCTAGATGATAACCAGCGTTCCAAGGCTGACAAGCGTACCAAGATTGCAAACTATTACGTTGCATCATCTCGGCTTGGAACGGAACTACTGCGTGGCGCAGATCAGTTAGCAACCTATGGCTTTGTTCCTTTGCGAGTTGAACCAAACTTTAAGGACAAGCGACCACACATCCATGTGGAAAATTCAATGGGTGCTTATTACGATATGGATCGCTTCGGTGTTGTAAACACCTACGCTCGTCTATATCACCGCAAAGCTGGAGACCTAGCTGCTCACTTCCCAGAGCATGCTGATGCAATTCTCCAATCAAATACTTATACACGTGGCGATGGCAACAGCTTGTTACAAGTTGTACGTTGGACAGATAAAGATAAGACTGTTCTCTTCTTGCCAGATCGGGGAGGTCTAGTACTTGCAACAACACCAAACAAGACAGGCGTCGTCCCAATTGCGATTGCTCAACGCCCTTCTCTTGATGGCGAGACCAGGGGTCAATTCGACGATGTCCTACCTGTTTACGCAGCCAAAGCGCGTCTGGCTCTCCTCACTATGGAAGCTGTTCAGAAGTCTGTTGAAGCTCCTCTTGCTCTTCCTAATGATGTTACTTCTCTATCCATTGGTCCTGATTCAGTCATCCGTTCTAACTCCCCTGAAAAGATTCGTCGTGTCAATCTGGATGTACCTCAGTACGCGTTTGCAGAAAACAATCTTCTAGCCGACGAAATGAAATTGGGAACACGTTTCCCTCAAGCACGTGCAGGACAAGCAGAAGGTTCAGTAGTTACTGGTCAAGGCGTAAAGGCTTTGATGGCAGGCTACGACTCACAGGTAAAGATTTACCAATCAATTCTTGGTGAGGCAATCGGTCAAGCAATCTCATTTGCATTTGCAACTGATGAAGCATACTTCCCAGAAATTTCTCGTGAAGTATCTGCAACTGCTAACGGAGTTCCTTACAAGTTAAAGTACAAGCCATCTTCCGACATTAACGGAAACTATGGCGTGACCGTTGAGTACGGTCTCATGGCAGGTTTAGACCCTAACCGTGCATTGGTATGGGGTCTACAAGCTCGTGGAGATAAGTTGATCTCTCGTGGAATGTTGCGTCGCAACCTTCCTATCTCGCTTAATGCTGGCGAAGAAGAGCGAGCAATTGACATCGAAGAGATGCGTGATTCGCTTAAGGCGTCTGTATCGCAAATGGCTGCAGCAATTCCACAGATGGTAATGCAAGGTCAAGATCCGATGAAGATTGTAGAAAAGATGGCAAGCGTTATTACAGATCGCAAGAAGGGTATCCCTCTTGAGGATGCAGTAGCAAATGCTTTTAAGCCAGAGCCAGTAAAAGAAACCCCAGCAGGACAACCAGGAATGCCTGAACAACCAGCAACACCTGAACCTGGAATGGGTGGACCAGCACCACAACTTCCTCAAGGTAGACCAGCAATGCAAGAACTTCTTGCAGGTCTAACAGGTGGAGGAAATCCAAATCTAGCAGCGAGAGTAACTCGTCAAATCCCAGCATAACTAAGGAGAAACAAATGTTCGGAAAGCAAGGAAAGCCAGCAAAGGCTCCAACTTCAACAGCAATGTCAGCAAAGAAGAACAGCGGTAAGACCGTTGGTGCAGGCATGGTTAAGCAAGGCGTTACCCCAAAGGGTATCAAGGGCAACAACAACAAGCTTAAGTAAATCTTAATAACTTTAGGTAAAGGATAACAATGGCAGCAAAGAAGCCGACAAAGCCAAGAAAGTTCAAGCAGGCACGTAAAGACGCTAAGTCTGCTGCCAAGCAAGCCTTCTCTGGAAAGAGTCAAGCAGGATTAAAAGATCGCACTCTTCGCATCTCAGCAGATGACAAAGAGGTAGCCAGTGAGGTAAGAAAAGAAGCTAAAGGGAATTACATTACCGATGATCGCGGTAATAAGATTCAAGTTAAGCCAACTGAAACTCCTCAAGAACGTATGGCACGTGACCGCCGTGAAGCCAAAGCTCAACTTCAACAGAAGTGGGATCAGGAAGATGGCACTGCACGTAAGCCACGTGAGGCAGAACCAGCTAAAAAGCCTGCACCTAAAGGTGGTGGCATGAATAAGACTCGTACTTTTATTCAAGCTACAGAAGTTAAGCCACAAGGTAAAGTAATTAAGAAGAAGGCAGCTGCACCAGCACCTGCTGCAGAAAAGCCAAAGGTAAAGAAGCCAGCTGTTAAAAAAGCTGCAGCACCTGCTGCGCCTAAGTCTGATGCTGTTAAGAAGGGCATGACTCGTGCAGAGCGTTCAGCTGCTAATAAAGCAGCATGGGCAAAGATGACGCCAGCAGAACGTAAGAACTGGAAAGGCACTAAGCCTGCAGCAGCACCAACAATGCCTAAAGCAGAAGTAAAAGTTCAGGTAAAGAAGGCAATGGATACATTGCCAGGACAAAAGCCAAAGGCAACAGCAGCACCTAAGTCAGATAACCTTAAGGCACTTCAGAAGAAAGTTGCTAAAGCTAAAGATACTGCTAAGCCAGCTGCTAAAGCAGCAACTGCAACAAAAAATGTTTCTACAATTGGTAAGGTTCTTAACTCACCAGCAGGTAAGGTTGCTAAGACAGCAGCAATGATTGTAGGTCCAGGTAAGTTCCTTAAGGCAGGTGCTCTTGTTAAGGGTGCTCTTGCTGGAACTAAAACAGCAAAGGTCGCTAAGGCAGTAAAGACTGCAGAAGCAGGTAAGAAAGTTTCAGCAGCAAATACTGCACGTAAGGCAGCTAACGTTGCTAAGGCAGAGAAAGCAGCCAAGGCTGGAGTAAAGGGCAAGGTAAAGAAGGTAGGTCTTGCAGCAGCAGGATTCTACGCAATTGACAAGATTCCAACTGGTGGCGGAGAACGCAAGGCTGGTACTTCATCTACACCTTCTACATCTCGCACAGTTCGCACAGGTCCAATGTCAGATTGGTCTAAGCGTAGCTCAGCAAAGATTAATAAGACATTTTCAACTGCAGGTGGATCAACAACTTCTTACACAGTTAAGAAGGGTGACACGCTATCAGGTATTGCAAAGTCTTCTGGCGTAAAGCTATCTGAAGTTCTTGCAGCAAATCCAAAGATTGCTGACAAGAAGTCTAAGTACAAGGGTGGCAGCATGATCTGGTCTGGCACAAAGGTAAAACTTCCAACTAAGAAATAGGTGACATATGTCGATGATGAACCCTGGCGCAGTATCAGGACCAGGACGCCAATCAAAACGGACTGACTTGCCACCTAAACCAGCTGGACAAGCAGCACGTAAGATGCCTAATGCAGCATATGGTGAACAGCAACAATTCCAAGCCGATCAGGCTGGAGCACCAATGGCAAAGGCTTCTAATCCAATGGCTAATGTCATTCCATTAAGTGCGCCAACAAACCGTCCAAGCGAACCTGTTACTGCAGGTGTGGACGCTGGTCCAGGACCAGGAAGAGAAATACTAGGACTTAAAACACCAGTAGATGAACAACTGCAAGATCTTTCAGTATTGGCAAAGTATATGCCAATGTTTGAAAAGTTTGCTGATTCACCAGAATCTTCTGGAACAACAAAAGCATTTATTAAATACCTACGGAGTCAGGCTGAATGAAAGTAATAAAGAGATTCGAGGAGAACCTTGAGTATCTTGGCTTTGATCTCGCGCCTGTTGCGTGGGATTTAGCTCGCTTTCCCTTTGAGTCTGACGCTGACCGTGTAACACTGTTAGAAGAATTGACTGCAAAAGGGGAGGCGACAGTAAATGGCTAATACTCCTAATGGTTTTGTAGCAGATCGTAGCGGTTGGACAACACCTAACCAACCTAAACCTCTCAACCCTTCTAAGGTAGAAACGTTTATCCAGCAGCAAAGAGGTGCTGGTGCTGACACACGCGTCGGTAAAGTTGAAGAATCAGTTGGTGGCTTTATTGCCAACAAGATTCAACAGGGTCAAGAGTCTGGCAACTGGTTTACACGTAATGCTACTAACGTAGGTATGGGTGTAATGCAGGGTATCAACAAAGTTATCCAGCCAATTACTCAGGGAATTTCAACTACGCTGTTGACGCCACAAGCAATGGCGACAAAAGGATTAAACCCAGTAGAGTCTTTCAGATTTGCTAAAAAGAAATCTAAAGATATTTCTATGGGACAAGCTGGTGCAACGATTGCAGGACCATTAGTTGCTGCTGCACTTCCACAATCAGTTACGCCAACATTTGCTAAAGAGAACTTTGACGTCTTTAATGACAAGCAAAGAAACCAAGCATTCAAAAATGAATGGATTGGAATCTTTGCATCAGGTATGACTGATATGGCTATTGCTGCAACAGGGTCTAAGGCAACAAGTCTTGGCGTTAAAGCAGCAAAGAATGCTGTAGTTGGTCCTTCTGAAATTGTAACCGCAGCAGATATGGCTACGTTTACAGCACGACTTGAAGATGCAGTAACTTGGGGTACAACCAAGACAGGTGCTGCTCCTAATGGAGCAGCTGTATACCTTGATGACCTCGTCCAAGGTAAGAATATCTCTGAACTTTCAACCAATCCTCTTGTTCTTAACACAAGAAACCCAACCAATACAGCAACAATTGTATCAAGGTTGGATAACCACAGAGATGTTGCAGACTTTTTGCTTGCACAACGTGGTGATGCTGCTGCTTATAACCGTTTCTTTACGAACCAAGCACTGTTAGCAGACCACCTTGATGACTTTGGTCTCAGCGATCTGACGCCAACAACTAATTTTTCTGACATGAGTATTGCAGTTCTTGATAAGAAGTTTGGATCACGATACCAAGCAGTCATTGATGGTCTTAAGAAGACCGATAAGAACTTTGCATCAGCACTTGATGACTGGAATTCTAAGTTAACCAAGGCAAACATTGTTGAGCGTTACGCTCCAGGTAAGTTTGCTGCATACGAGAAGATGCAGTTAACAAAAGCTAAGATTGTTGACGCTGCTCGTACAGGAGATCTTAAGATTTTCGGTACTGATGGTAATAGTGCATGGAAAACTGCCGTCTATCAGTCATCGCCATACGAAAGAGCTGTACGTTTAATCTCATACTTAGGAGATGGAACACCTCAAGGCTACATCAACGTGTCTAACCCACGTAAACTTGAGGCAGCAAACGACTTACGTTCAGACCTTAACCGTATTAAGGGACTAAACACACCAGAAGGTCGTGAGTTC